AAGAAATTTACAATGAATAACTAACAGAAAACCCATTAAAACCGCAATTCGAAGAATTTGAGAACGGTGTTCCAAATGCTCCAGTTATTGTAATATTACCATTCGTTATAGAAATATAACCCTGTGTAGACGTATTTAAATTATAAACTTGAATAATACAATTAACAGTATTAGCAGGGAAATATAATGATTTACTTGGTGGAATAACGGCGGTTATATTTGATGATATTGTACTAGCGGACAATAATTCCGGTAATGTCATTGTAATTAAATTCCCGATTCTTGTAAAAGCACATACAACATTTTGCGAAGATGCATATGGTCCAGAAAATGGAATTGTCAAATGTTCAGATTGATAAACATTAAAAAAATTGTTTACGTTAGTACCGAAATAAATACCAGATAAAGAATTTGCCAATTGGATATCTCCCAAAACGACCATGGCACCAGTACCAAGAGAAACAACAAAATTACCATTTTGAGCTGTACCGCTTTGGAGAAGTGCTAAACCCGAAGAAACAGTATCATAATTAAAATAATAATTATTAGGTGGAGAACCAATTGCTAAAATAGCGCCGGATGTGCCATTATGAACGGTTAAATCCCCATTAACTGCAGTCGGGACTACATCCAAATTTCCATTAATAACAACATTACCCATGGTTGTACTGTTTTGAGCGGTTATACTTTTACAGAATAAATTATAATCACAAGTGACATCGAATAAACTTGAAACAGACATATATATATTATTAAATAATATATTTATTACAAAACAATAAATAATTATTAATTTTTATATATTATAATAATTATATAGAATCATATGAATCCAATGCAAGAAAGAATCAGGGAAATACTAGAAGAACAAAATAGAATGTTAGGATATGGAGGAATTTTAGAAGGAGGCGCAGAATGTGAAAAAAAATACAAAAAATCTGCATGGATAGAATTCTTAAAAGATTATGCAATGAAAAATAATATGACTTATGCATGTGCATTAAGTGATCCAAAAGCATCAGAAGAATATCACCAAATGAAAGGCAGTGGACCGATTGGTGGTTCAATAATACAAGGATCTGCGCCAATATTAGGACAACACTACGAAAAAATGAAATTAGCGGCAGAAAAAAGAGCGGGAACAAAATTAGGACAATTAGAATTAAAATATGCGCGCATAGTTCATTCATATAATGCTGCGAAAAGAAGATTAGAATAATAATTAATATATTTTTATTAAATAAATTAATTATTAAATATAAGATAATTGTTTAGGTAAATAAGATAATGGAATATCTTTCATTCCGATAGATTCTAAATATTTAATTGTATAATGATTAATATCTTTCTTCATTAAATCTTTTATAAATTCTAAAGATTCAATTAATTCGGTTATATCTAAATTATGCAAATTATTAAATAATTCGTCAAAATAATTCTCTTGTTGATTCAATTCAATAATATATGATAATCTAGCTTTAATTTCGTCTAATTGGTTATATATTGAAGTTAAAGGAGGACTTTTTAATTTTATTAACAAATTAATAATAGTTTCAACTTCAGATTTAAGCATATATAAATAGGAAATATTACCAGAAATAAACGGAACTAATAACTTAAGCATTTTTTCATCTTTATTATGTCTTGCAAGTGACCACATTCTTTTAGTTCCTTTAAATGGATTATAATAATAAGGAGAATAAAATAATTTTTCAATTTCTTGCGGCAATTGCATTTCAGATCGTTTCATTAAAAAATTATCTAAAGAAGATTTAACATTAGCATTTAAATTAATTAAATAGATATCACCATTATTATATTTTACACCTAACATTAAAAAATTAGTTATTTCAACAAATCTATTATTAATTATAGTTATCATATCAATTTTAACATGTGTATTATCATGCAATGCTTCATTAATAGTAATTTTTTTATTACCAATTAATATTTTATATCCATTTAAAATATCTTTATCGGTCCACCTTAAAACATATTTTTCTCTAAAAAAGTTAAATACATGATCATAACTATCAATATCAGGCAATTTAAGATATCCATCCAATTCATTAATTTCTTGTTGTGTCAATAATCCAGATTGATATAATTGATTTGTCTTATCAACAATATTATTTAAATTTTTATAAAATTGTCCATTTTTCAAATATCCAAAATCAAACATAAAACGTTTATCTAGACCCATTTTAAACTCCACCATATAATGCAATATTTCATTATCAATATTATGAATTACATTAATTAAATCAATTTGAAATTTATGAATAACATCATCAATATTGCAACAATCAATATAATTCTCGATTAAATCAATGTCACCGGGATATTTTTGGGCTTTAAAAATATATGAACCAAAAGGAGCGACATTTTTAAACTCACCAAAAGACAATAAATGTATATTTTTTAATACTTGATTAGTGTAGCTCCCAGGATAAGGCTTAACTTTAATTAATTCATTAATACTCATTAATATATATAATTAGATTTATATATTAATAATTAACATTGCTAATAAATTCATATTGTTTATTATTTAAAAAAATTGTTTGACCACTAGAATTAACAAAACATGTTTTTAATCTATCTTTTAAAACACTTTTATCAGTTTTTAAGTTTTGAGAAAAAGAATTTTTAATAATATCAATAATTTTATTATTTTCTGCATGCATTTTAGATTTTTTATGTCTTGGTTTATTTGATCGGCTAATAAAAACATTACAAATGTCACATTTTAATTTATCATTATATTTAGCTTTATCCTTTTGCTGAATTTTTGGACGACCTTTATTAATAATATTACTAATATTAAGACTCATAATATGAATATAATTATTCTATATATATTAATTTTATAATATAATATAATAATATAAATGATATCATTATCAAAAGGTCGGGAAATTGGAATTATTAATAAAGGTAAATACAGAGGCCAAAAAATAGGAATATTAACAGAAGAAGAATTTAAAAAAAAATGCTGTAAAAATAGAAATGACGACTGTAAATATTCGGAATGTTGTGAAAATTGTACATATGATAAGATGGATAGCGAAAATATGATATTAAATAATAGTAATATAACACCATTACCAAATAAAGAAATACGAGAAGTTACATATATTGCTGGTCCTTCTGGTGTGGGAAAATCAACATTAGCAAGTGAATATATAAAAGAATATAAAAAAATGTATCCAACTAATGAAATAATAATATTTTCAAGAAAGCCAAATGATAAAGTATTAGATAAATTGCAACCATTAAGATTTATTATTGATGAATCAATTGTAACCGATCCAATAGACGTATTAAATGAAGAAGAATTTAAAAAAGGGTGTTTGGTATTATTTGACGATTGCAATACATTTCAAAATGATAAAATTAAAAAAGCAGTTAGCAAATTAATGAATGATATTTTAGAAATAGGAAGATCATACAACATATATTGTATAATAACAAGTCATTTACTAAACCAAAATGAAAAAAAAGATTCACGCACAATATGGAATGAAGCACATAATGTCGTTATATTCCCAAAAGGTGGCAACCGTTATGGAATAGAATATGCATTAAAAAATTATTGCGGTTTTGATAAAAAAATAATTGCAGAAATATTTAAATTAAATTCACGATGGTGTTTAATATGCAAACAGTTTCCAAATTATATTTTACATCAAAATGGTTGTTTTATTCCCAAATAATTATATTATATATAAATATATATAATATGAATATAATAAAAAAAAATGAAGACATAGCACTATCAAATTATGAAATCGATAAAAAATTAGATGGAAAAACAAAAGTTTTAAAATATTCAGCTTTAAGAAGATTTAATAATATAAATGATTTATTAGAACCATATAAAAATTTTATATTATTATTTATGTCAAAACCAAATTACGGGCATTGGACATGCGTTTTAAAACATAGTAATAAAATAGAATATTTCGACCCATACGGAGGACAATCAAATTATCCCGATACAATATTAGATAAAATAGATAATAACATAAAAAAAGAAACAAATCAAAATTATCCATATTTAACAAAATTATTATATAATTCAAATTATCCAATAGAATATAATAATTATAGATTTCAAGAAATGGGAAATTCAATAAAAACGTGTGGGCGTCATTGTATCGTAAGAATATTATTAAAAGATTTAGAACTAGAAGAATATTATAATTTTATGCATAACTTAAGTAAATCATACAAAATGAATTATGATGAAATCGTAACAATAATAACAATGAAAATTTAATATATTATAATAATATAAATGAATAGAAAAAGAAATAACTCATATATTGAAGATTCATGTTGTTCGGATATTATTTATTATAACATTATAATAACGGGAGCATCTCCAATAACAAATAATGCATCAGTGGTTCCAGTACTTGCCGAATTTGAAGAGAATCGCGTGCAGGCAATAGTCGATAAAATGAGTGATTATTATATGTCCGTAGTGCGCTTTTCTATAGATGGAACCAATGTACCAATATTTATATGTCCAGTTATACCCAATCCAAACGATTCAACAGATGTTAATTTTACTCCATTTATAGTAACATTATCATGTAACGGTGTCGACTATACACAAAATTTAAGATATTACACAGAAGTAGCGAATTTAAATCCAACACCACCAACAATGTATGGACAAGATAATAGCAAAAATTATTATTATATATATCAATACACGACATTTATTAATATGTTAAATAATGCAATAAATATATGCTTTAATAATTTAGTTGCGGCAAATACACAATATACAGGAAAACCAAAACCATATTTCCAATATAATAAAACTTTGCAATTAATTGAGTATATAGTTCCTAATATTATTATTAATTCAATGAATACATATTTAACTCAATATGTTCAACCAATTTCCCCAACTGATACAAATAAATTAATAGGAACTCCAATTATTCCACAACCAGTAAATACAATATATTTATATATGAATGAGCAATTATATCAATATTATAATGGTATTGAAGCATATGAATATGAAAGCAATGCAACTAAAACATTTTTAATGACTGCAAGAGACTTATTAAATAATTATTATTATTATCCACAGAATTTAACAAATTCACCAAGTACCCAAATAATGACAAGTTTCACAAATACATACCCACCATATACATCGGCATCATACACAAGTACACCAGAATATTTTATTAATAAACAAGAATATAATATTATTCAATTATGGAATTCAATTTCTGGTATAGTTTTATTAACATCCTCAATCCCTGTTCAAGCTGAGTATGTCCCATCAAGTGCCTACACAAATGCACAAGGAAATTCAGGAGTAGCATCATTTAGACCAATTTTGACAGATTTTGTCCCCAACCTTGAAAGAGCTGGAGAGGTATCAAGTAAATATATTTATTATCCAACACAATACAGATTTATACAATTATTGTCAGATTTACCATTAACAAAATTTGATGTTAAAATGTATTGGCAAGACCAAAAACAAAAATTATACCCATTATATATAAGTTATAACCAATCAAACACAATAAAATTCATGTTTATAAGAAAATCACTGATAAAAAATTATACTTTAAAGGCAAATAACTAATATAGAAATATTAATTTATAATAATTAAAAAATAATAATAATATATAAATATATATATATGTCATTATCATTAAGACCGCAAAAATTAGTAAAAGTACTAGATCCGATTATAAATGTAAATAATGAACGTGAATATGTTATTTTAGAAGGTGGATCACAAGTATCTTACAAACCATTTACAACAACATCAATAAGCGATTCAGCAATTCAATTCAATTGTCCGCCACCATCACCGAAAGTAATTGTAAATAGAAAATTATATATTTTAATCCCAATGCGCGTAACTTTAAATGCGGGAACAGTTAACACACAACCAAAATTATTACGTGCCAATTATGATGCACCGCGCGCATGGCCATTTGCATCTATTACAAACACAGTACAAATCGGCATAAACGATACAAGTGTTTCAGTAAATATGTCTGATGTTATACATCCTTTATTAAGATTCAACACCGATCAACAATTAAAAGAGGGATTTTATTCCACAACACCGTCATCATTAGATCAAAGTGTAAATTATTCTGATTTACAAGGGTCAATAAGAAATCCATTAGCTCAGTTCGGAGATTCTAATGAAGAAAGTGTAATGGCAAGAGGTGCATATCCTTTTACAATTGTATCAGATAATGGACAAACCGCGATTATAGATTTTTGTGTGGCGGAACCCATTTGGTTGTCACCTTTTTATTTTGGTCTTCAAAATGCTGGTGGTTTTATAGGAGTACAAACAATGGATTTCACATTCAATATCTTAGCGAATAGCTTTTCACGAGTATGGTCACATGATAATTCAGATGGAAATGTATTAATTACATCGGGAAATGTACAATTTAACAATTTTGCTGGAGGTTTTAGCTATTCCGAAAATGTACCAAAATTATTATTTAATTATATTACACCTAAAGAATTAATGTCTATTCCCGAAACTGTAACATATCCATATTTCGATATTCAAAGATATCCAACAGACGGGATTTCTTTAGCAATAGGCGCACAAAATCAAAGCATTTCAAGTAATAATATACAATTAAATAGCATTCCGAGAAGATTATACTTATATACA